CGTTCAAGAAAATCTAAATTATGGAGCAAAAGGTTTGTTGGGCATTTTTAAAAAATATTTCCCAACTGAAGCTAAAGCTTTACAATACGAAAGAAAGCCTGAAAAAATTGCTAATCTAGTATATGGTAGCAGAATGGGAAATGGAGACGAAGCATCAGGTGACGGCTATAAGTTTAGAGGTAGAGGATATATTCAATTAACAGGTAAAAATAATTATGCTGCTTTTGGAAAAGCAATCAACGAAGACATAACTGCTAACCCAGATTTAGTGTCAACCAAGTATCCTTTGCTTTCAGCTGCATGGTTTTGGTCTAGCAATGGATTAAACACTATTGCTGACAAAGGTGCTGACGATGCTAGTGTAACAGCTATCACTAAAAGAGTTAATGGAGGTACAATTGGGTTGCCCGACCGCATTAAACACTTTAAGGAATACTATACACTATTGAAATAATGAAACACACTGCTTTAGCTGATCCTATAATTTTATCTGTTACTTCTTTATCTGCGGCTTGTGCCTTTATATGTAGCTATTTCCTACAGCTATATATGAACAATCAAGACCAATACATTGCCGTAGTTGGTGTAATGTTTTTAGATGGTATATTTGGTATTATAGCAGGTACCAAAAGAGAAGGATTTAAAACACATAAAGCACTGAGTGTATTAAGAAACACATTTGTTTGGATAATGATATTATCTGCGGTTTTAATGGTAGAGAAGGGATTTAACGGAACAGCTTGGCTTAGTGAAGTAGTTATTGTACCTTTTATGGTATTTCAATTAGTAAGTGCACTTAAGAACGCCTCAATGGCTGGATATATTAAAGTAGGCTTACTAAACGAGATTTTAGATAAAATAGATAACCATAAAGGTAAAAGACAAGAATGAAAAAATTAATATTAGTATTATTATTTTTACCCCTATTTTCGTTTGCACAAAAACGAGATAGTGTGTATGTACAGAATAAAGTTTTTACATTAGTATATTCTGAAGTATTAGAACAACCTAAATGGGTTAAATATAAAGTTACTTGTGCCGAAAACAATATATCTCGTAAAGGATTAGATTTCTATAAAGAAAAAACTATACATACTTCAGATAATGAAGACTATGTAGCCAATGATTGGGATAAAGGACATATGGCCCCAGCAGCTGCTTTTGGTTGTAATGCTGAATTGCTCAAGCAAACCTTTACTTATTTAAATTCTGCTTTACAACATAAGTCATTAAATAGAGGAGTTTGGAAAGAACTTGAAGAATATGAAAGACAATTAAGACAAAAAGCAGATGATATTGAAATTTACATCAGAGTAGACTTTAACCCACCTCTTAAAAAAGTATCAGGTGGTGCTACTATACCAAGTGGTTTTTATAAAACAATCAAATCACAAAAACTTAAAATAAACGAGTGTTATTACTTTAACAACACAATCCCTAATGCGGATTTAAAATCATATAGAGTCAACTGTGAATAGTTATGAAACAAAAAATATTTCCATTCCTGATAGCATTTTCAGCGCTATCAGTTTCGGCATCTGCCGCATTTTATTCAATTAGTGGTTTAAGTAAATTATTTGCTGGAGCAAGTTTGCAAGTAATAATAATGGCTTCTTCACTTGAAGTAGCTAAATTAGTTATTGCCTCTTTACTTTACCAATATTGGAATTCAATTAATAAAGCTTTAAGAACATACCTAGTAACTGCTGCTGTTATATTGGTTTTAATTACATCAATGGGGATATACGGGTATCTTTCGAATGCCTATCAATCCACTGCTAATAAAGAGGGGATAGTAACACAACAAATAACTGCTCTAGAAACTAAAAAGAAACTATACGAGCAAACCCGAGACAACATAATTAAGGAAAAACAATCATTAGCTGATTTAAAAGGTACTTTATCTAAAGGCTCAGTAACCCAATTTACAGATAAGAAAGGTAATCTAATAGTTAAATCGAATAATGCTAATGTAAAACAAATAGAATCAGCAAATAAAATCGAAGAAAAATTAACAACTAAGTTAGACATAGTAAATGATTCTATATTTGCTTTAGAAAACAAAATATTAGAAACCAAAACATTCAGTGAATCCGCAAGTGAATTAGGCCCGTTAAAATATTTATCTAATTTATTAGGGGTTTCAATGGATAGAATTGTAAATTGGTTGTTATTAATCATAATATTTGTGTTTGATCCATTAGCAATTTCACTTGTAGTAGCAGCTAATTTTGCCTTTGCACAATTACGTTCTAAAAATGAATATCCTATAGAAGAAAAAGTAGAGGATATGAGAAAGGTGGTTGATGCTTACGATACTTTAGAAGATGAAATAAAAGATTGGGATGCTACCCTTAATGATGGTTTAGAAGATAAACCTTATGACTTTGAAGAAATTAGTAACGCCTTGGATTCTATAGAAGGTATTAACCAGAGCAATGATTATAGATTAATGGAAACTCGATCAAATCCTGAGCAACAATGGAAGAAAAATAAAGTTAGTGAAGAAATACAAAAAATTAAAGAAAAATTACTTCCTAAAAAGAAAGACGACGATACTATAACTTATTTTTAAAAATAATTTGGTTATGTAAAATTTTGTTCGTATATTTGAACAAATAAAGGTTATTATGCAATACTGCTACTTAGATACTTTCATTAAACACTCGGAAGAGGTTGTCAATGCCAAGCTATCCCAATACCAAAAACTGAATTATAATCGCTTTATGTGGTGGAGGACACATTGTGATAAAACTGAGCCACTAAGTAAGCGTGTTCCACTTAGAGACCGAATCGTTAATGGAGATTTCGACTTTTCATCGTACTATTGGCAAGCCCAATCAGCCGCCATTGTAGGTAGAAATAAGCTGGATTTGACCAAAGATGATTATCGTGACCAAATTGATAAAACAACTATTGATATTGCACGTTATAGGCGGCTTGTTATGGATTTTGAGAAAGAGGAAGGAAATCGCATACAAGAATTTATAGAGTCATTTACTAAAGCGTTTAATCTTACTCGCGAGAAAATTTATGCTGAATTAGAAACGTGGGGAGGAGATATGTTGGGCTTTTATAATTATTTAAGTACTGGCTATCCATTATCTCCTTATGAATCTCGTAAGATAGCTCGCAAGCAAAGTAGGAAATCTAAAAAGAAATAATTATATTCAACCAAAAATAAAAGTTATGAATCTACGTTACAAGTACAAAAAACTATTAGTTTGGCTAAGCAATAAAACTCCTAAACACCCACCTCTAACCGAACGCGAGTACCTAACCAAACGAGTCATAATTAGACTACTTGCAAACCCCAAAACACATTATTTAATGACACCCTCAGGCCGCTATTACCTGCAAACTGAGGATAAAAAATATACTCTTATTTTACAGAATAACTTTGTAAAGCTCACTAATCATACGTACTCGTTTGAGTTTACTATTGGTTCTTATGTTTCAGACGAACTTATTGCTTTAGTTGAACGAGCTATTGAAAAAACTAGGAGTAAAATGGAGGATGAATTATCTAAAAACGAAATAAACATATTAAAAGAAATGCTAAAATGATAAAAGTATCACACGAAGTACCTATTTGTTTGCTTGAGCACAGTCTCAAGTTTAATCACTATGACTATTGTTTACCCCATTTACTAGATCAAAACGAGCAATATCGTGAATTTTTCTATAAATCTAAAGCAGAAGGCCGTTATATTATAATGGATAATTCGCTTCACGAACTAGGAAAAGCATACGATAAATCTCGTTTACTATACTGGATAAATGAACTTCAACCTAATGAGTTTATAGTTCCGGATGTATGGGAAAATAAAACTCAATCGGTAGTTAGCGCTAGAGAATGGGCAAGTATTAAATTACCTAAAAATGTAACCAAAGTAGCAGTAGTGCAAGGTAAAAGTTACGAAGAGGTTTCAACCAGCTACCAAACATATAAAGATTTAGGCTATAAGAAAATAGCATTCTCATATGGTGCTAGTTATTATAACGAAGTATACCCGCATATAAACAAGGACTTTGGTAAAGCAATGGGACGCCTGTGGGTAATTAGTTCATTGTATAAAAACAAAGTTATCGCGAAAAAAGACCGCGTACATTTGCTTGGTACAGCTATGCCTTTTGAATTTAAATTCTATAAGGACTATCCATTTATTGAATCTATTGACACCTCAAATCCAATTATGGCGGCTTTAGAAGGGACTAAGTATACTGATGGGCAACACCCAAAACCAAAGCTTAACATGAATGAAGTTCAAACTTGGCCTATTGAAAAAGTGGATGTAGATTTAGTGTATTACAATGTTATTTTATTTAGAGATATAAACAATTTATAATATGCAACAAAAATTACCTTTCCCTAAAGACAGTGTTGTCGTATCCCTTAGTGGTGGAATGGACAGCAGTACTTTGCTTTTACGCTGCTTAAAAGAGTACAAAAATGTTACTGCCATAAGTTTTGACTATGGTCAAAAGCATCGAGTTGAACTTGAACGAGCACAATCGTTAGTAAATTATATTAACGAAAGTCCTACTCGTATATTCCACCACGATCGTGCTCCTGGTGGATTCGAAGAAACATACCCATTAGTACAATATCAAGTAATTAAACTTGATGGACTGAGCCAATTACTCAATTCAACACTTGTAACAGGTGGAGCTGAGGTACCTGAGGGTCACTATGCTGAAGAAAATATGAAAGCAACAGTTGTTCCTAATCGCAATAAGATATTTGCTTCAATTGTACAAGCAGTAGCTCTATCTATTGCTACTCAACGAAACGAAACTTGTGATATTGCTTTAGGAATCCACGCTGGAGACCACGCCATATATCCCGACTGCAGACAAGAATTTAGAGATGCAGACGATAAAGCATTTAGAATTGGTAACTGGGAATCAGAACGAGTAGGATATTTTACACCATACTTACAAGGGAACAAAT